TTAGGTTTATTTGAATAGTTTTGCTATCAGCCATTTTATCCTCCCAATAGAAAAAAAATTGGCATTAACTTTAAGTTAATGCCAAATATCTATTAATCAATACAATCGTTTAGTATATAAAACTCACTAACGTATGTATCTCCTCTTGAACCCACTGGGACGGCGACGCCTGAGAAATTTCCAACTACTGGTACTGCTTGCGTCCCGAGCATAATAGACAAATTAGACATTAACCTAAGCTTTGGAATTTTTAGAATTCCAGTAACAACCTGTCCTGTTGTGTCATCCTTTACTCGCGTTCTCCCTTCTAGTTCTACAAACCCATTAATAAGCCTTTGACCGATATTATACTTACTGCCGCCGTTAACATAATCATACTCATAATTAACTATAGTTTCTAGATATGGTTGCACCAAAGTAACTACATTTTCATTAATAGTATAATCATTGATTTTCTTACCAGCAGTCTTATCATAAATCCATAGATTACTTGAAGGGGTATGTGATAGAAGAATTTCCCCATCGCCATTACTTTCTAATACTTCCTGATTAGAAATTTTTATTATTTCATTTTCTTCTACTTCAACCATTCTTGAATTGACCATTAGTGCTAATTGCTCAGAGGAAAAAACTCCCTGAGAAAAACTAATTATTTCATCTTTAGTGGTCGTCCAAAATACATGGGCTCTGTTATCAAAACCCCCATTAGCAGTAATCTGCCGAACTTCTTCAGCTATTCGTGCGATTTGTATTTTATCAAAAAGCGCGATGATTTCTCCCGGCTCAATTTTTCTATCACCAATCTCTATATTATAAGTAGCCTTTAAGGCCACCTTCTCGAATTCTTTGAAGCTAAATTTATTATCCATTTTATTAAAAAAGATGGAGTTCCCTCCATCTTTCATTTATCTTATTTACTCACCATCGGTGTCAAGCTCAATATCATATTTAACAAGTTTCATCATCGCACCAGAGGCGGGACGGAGAACTTGGAGATTAAGGTTAAAGACAGAGGGATCGCCTTCAGCCTGCATGGTGATAGTGTTCTGAGACAGAACCTTAGCCTTAGGTATAATGAACTGGAAGAACTCATCTACGCCAGTCTTCTCAGAACGAGCATAGGTGTCACCAGTAATATAATAAGTTCCAGGGAAGGAGTCGCCAGAAACATCAATTTCCGCACCAGCCACAGGAATATTACAAACAGTATAATAAACCTCACCAGTAGTATAAGAAGAGACGGAACTGCCGGTCGCATCATAAGTTACCTTCGTGGCGTCGCTAGGAATGGAATAAACCTTGCCCTGGGGGCCTGCAAAAGTAGTGGGTACAGTATTAGTAGCGGTCTTTGTCCAAGCGATGGTCTTTTTAATTGTAGCACTAGAATCAAGCGTAGTAACCTCGCCACTACCAAAAAGAATAGCCATAGACTTAGCAGAGAAAAGTGCATCTTCAAGAGTTACATTGATTTCCTTACCATAGTCCCAAGTAATCAGAGGGGGATTACCCTTACCACCACGAGCAGAGGTTTCCTCTGCGGTCTGCTCAATGGTAGAGACCTTAAGGGTATCAAGGTATAGAACAGGGGCGCCGGCGGTACCGTCATCATTTATGTTATAAAAAGTGACGTCAGCAACCTCTTTGATACCATATTTATCAAGAATACTAGCCATTTATAGCCTCCTAATTTAATTATCCAAATTTCTAATCCAATATTTTGGTTTAACTTTTTTAGCATCTGCGCCAGCCAATAAACTATCTATATCAAGTTCATATTTTTCTTTCTCTTGATATGTGGACATTAATGCCTGAATCGCAGCGTAACTTAACTCTCCAATATTAAGTGGGTTTAAGCCTAAATTCATACAACAAATTGATGCTAAAGTAGTCTTTAAACTTATCCCTCCACCTTGTTTGGCTTTTATTTTGTCTCTATATCTCCCTTTTGCTTTTATTGCTTTTACGCGAGGATCTTCATTAGGGTTGGGGGGTTCAATCGCTGCCATACCTATTGATTCTCGGATTAAATTTTGAAAGTCAAAATAATCCTTTTCCTCTAACGTTCGTAATTTATCCACTGTTTTTACTTCTTTTAAATCGCCAATAGCTATTTTTTTCTCTTCGAATAGATAAATTACCGGTTCATGTATAAAAAACATGAATGCCTTTGTTAAAAAGCCCCTAAATTCTAAACTATTATAGGCACTATTTAATACATACTCAAAAGGAGTTAAAACATTTTTTAAATCGTATCCATTTTTTATATACTCATCCTCAATTTCTTCTTGAGAATAAGTTAACACTTTTATATATATTTGAAAATTTTTAGTGGTAGCTACTTCTTTAACAGAAGGGGGATAAATATAACAAATTCCATTAAAATCTAAGGGATAGCCTAAAAAAAATTTTACCTTATTCATATTGAGATAACCTAAAAACCATTTCGTAACAAGAAATTTCTTCTGTTAGGAAGTTTAAATCAAAATCTCCGCCAACAATTTTCCCTAACCCATTTATTTCCTTATGATTTAAAGAATTTTGAATCTCTCCCATTATAGCAAACGGTCTTAAATTAGAGTCTTTAATTATCCATTCAGTTAAAGGAACAAATACCTCAATTCCCAATTCAAAATTTCTAATTTCATTATTTTCCGAATTAACAATACCCTTAACCACGCGTAAACTAATAAGACTATGTGCCGTCTCTTTTGGGCCTACTCTCGGTACCACTTTAACGAGTTTTTCAAAAACCTCATTCTTAATCTGAGTAGAAGTTAAATCTGGTTCAGATAATGGGTCTTTTCCAGTATAATATAAAAGTTTTAATAAATTTTGATTAGCAAAAAGCCTATCTATTATTTTTTGTAAATTAGGCCCAAGTTCTTTTAAATTCCTTACCCCATATTATTCTTGCACCCCCCGTTCTAGCCAGAAAAAGTCAGTTTTTTCATCATTATCGTCTCGCTCAGGTGGCGCAGATAAATCATACTCATAAACAGGGTCTATTGTCACATATTCTATTCCTTCAGTTGATTGAAGGTCATATCCAGTAACTCGATAATATTCTTGAAAAGGATCTTCACCAACTATAAAGTAATCATCTTTTCTTATATATTCATTCTTAGGAACTATAAAGAAACTAGATTTTAAATTTTCAGTATAAAGAGTGTCCATACGACTGCGAGATTTTAATTCGTCCTTTAACATATTATCTTCTTGACCATATAGATAAGCCCAAGTGGTCTGTATGGAGCCATCGCGTGCGGTCCATGACAGATAATGTGTCATGCGCAGCATTATATATCTATTATATCCACTTGCTTTTATATGCTCTAAATAATATACAAGCCAAGGACGTTTAACCCCATCCTTATTTTTAATAAGAAGAATAGTACCAGAAGGTATATTTATATTAGTAGGGGTTAATAAGTAATGCAAAGTCTCGGTTTCATCCTGCTTATATTTTTCAAAACTACCAACTATTAAATTCCCATCGTACTCAAACTCGGTTTTATAAACGCTTCTGTTTAAATATAGTTGAAATTGCTTTTCCCGCTTAGATTGAATCCTTGACTGGTAATCTGAACCATACCTAGAAAGCCTTAAATTATAGATATCATAATACTCCATTAGACCCACCTTTTGATAATAAACTCATACAATCAAAAATAGTTTTCCTAAAGTACTCATAATTTAAATATCTAAGTGAATTAATCTTATTGCACAAAGCGATATAATTAATTGTCCTTTGCTTTTCTGGTATTCCATTCAACTCAATTATTATTGCATCTAAGAAAGATTCCCACTCTCCCTTTTTTTCAAACTCACAAAGTAACCCAAATAGCTTGTTTTTTAAGCGATTACGATAACCTTCTTCTACTTCTTTAATCATTAATTTGAGTAGCTAATTGACTATATGCAAACGGCTTACTATTAATTGAACGATAATAAATGCTTTCAAGTCGTAGCGCATTTTTTTGTTCCGCCGCGAGCATCGCATTAAATTTATCAATTAGATTCGCCTGAGAAAAATCTCGTTCTGCATACAGTGGTTTAACATTCTCCCAACTGAGGATAGTACGATTAAGCCATTCGCACTTCATATAACAAGCTAAAATTTGAATTTCATTATTAGTTAAATCATTAACAAAACCATCTTTGTTATATTCTAAAGAGGTTCGTGGGAACTTAAATCTCGCTATTGCACCTTGAAGTAAGGTGAACATATCCTTTTCCAAATCGTCAATATCCCACTCTTCCCATTCATCATCTAAAATCTTACTTAAAAAAGCGGAATAAATCGTATCAAAAGAGGTCATATTATACCTCCATCTTATTTAACCTTATCGCCGCAATAATATCTCTGCCGCATCTTTCTTTGATTAATCTATCGCGTTCAATATCAATCATATTATTATCTATTGCATATTGCGCGAGATCACTTACCTGTTCAATGCTAAGCTTATTTATCGTATCAACAAATTGATCAAACGGCAGCTTAATCAAACAATCTCTCTTCTGCTTTTCATTTAATACGATAATATTAACGGGAGCTTTCGCTTGTTCAGGTTCAAGACCAAGGGCTTGTTTAGTCTCCATCTCTTCAATGTATAATATCCCATTTTCAAACATATACCTTACACCAGGATCATACATAATTTGATCAAGAGTGTCAAAATCGATCTTTTGAACCGCGCCCCTTCCAATCCATTCTCGTGAAAATGGTAATGACTTTACATTTATACTAACGGTATGATCTACCATACACTTTACAGCGATTTTATCATCCGAAACCTTATTCATTTTACTCCTTTAACTCCTTTAAAAATTAGGAGAGGGAGAGACTCCCCCTCCCAGTATAAATTAATAGCCGTAAGGCTGATCATAAGTCTGAGTAATACCAGTATTCTGATAAATACCCCAGTTATAATGGGTAAGAATCGCACAACCCATCTTTTTATAAGCGTAGACTTCAAGAGAATTGTCCCTATTGGTAAAGTCGCGGATCTGAGTGGCACCCTCAAGAACAACCTTAACTATCTTCTCATTTCCAGTAGGAAGAATGTAAGCAAGCTGAGGATCAATCCAAGTCTTCGTATTAGTCTCATCAATGAAAGACTGAGGAATTTGGACAATAGGAGCGCCACGGAAGATATTGATATAACCAGTCTTATGAATGGCCTCAATATCATCAGGAGAATAAACTCCCTGAATGCCAGCAGCAGCAGGAGAACCATAAGCAGTGATAGGAACGATCGCATCAGCGCCCATGGCGGCCACAAACTCAGGGGGCGCGAAAATTACAACATTGTTGCCGTATGCACGAACAACACTCATAAGCTTCGCCATCTTATCTCCTTCGAAGGTAGAAGAAGTAACCATGTTCGCGCTAGGACGATCAATAGCGGATAACGCTGCGCGCAGAGCACGCTGGACCTCCACAAATACAGCATCAGTGAGGCCTTCGGTTATAATATCCATAACCTCGGCAAGAGACTCAGCACCATCAAGCATACGCTCAAAGTCTACCGTCGCACCGCCACCAACTGCATGTGCAGCAAGTTCAAAAGTGGTACTATCAAGACGGAAAGTCTCATAAACGCCAGAAAGACCAACCTGAGTCAAGAACTTCTTGGCGCGAGCCTTACCAACCCTCTGCTTAAAGATAGCCTTTTGACCCTGTGGTACAGTCTGCACCTCAGCAAACATGCTAAGAGCGGAAATAACCTTCTTAGGCATAACCTTATCAACGGTTTCAACAATGATATCATAAATATCGTAACGGTTCTTCATGAACTGATTAACGGAACCAGCGAGCTCCTTTAATCCATCAACAAAGGCCGCATTTACATCAACTTCCCCGTTGCTGTAGCAAGCAGGAACAGTTCCCTTCGCAGCATGAAGGGCAATTTCTTTTAATTCAGCAATAGTCATTTTATCACCCTCCTATTAGCAAGCATATACCTGGAACTTTACGCCTAAAGTGCCATCAGGCATCGTGGTTTTCTCAATAACACGAAGACAAATGCCCTCAGTCGGTGCGGTAGCAGTAATAACATGAGAGCCATCAGTACCGGGAGCGGCATAAAGAGGAACCTCTTTATAGCTAGCAAGGGCGGAAATGAAGGCAGACTCAGAAGTCCAGCCAGTATCAACAGCAGAATCATAACTAATGCAATTAGTTGTATACTTATCACCAACGGCTAAATACCCAAGACGGGGATAAAAATCGTTCGTGCCATTAAGATAAAAATTCCCTAAACCGGGAGTCCTCTCATCGTACATATGCTCTGCACTATAGTTCAGTGCAATAGGCAGACTGTTGTCAGTAGGAAGAGTAACCTTTCTATTAACATTGTCGACCGCAAGAAGCATACCATTTTCTACTTTAATATTACTAAAAACGGTGGAATCGGGCGCGCACTGAGCTTCGATACGACCGTCGCGACGGAAGGCACAGTTGTTAATTTCAACTTGGCCGAATCCATCGATGGTTAACCTAGTAAGAGCCATTTATATAACCTCCGTTACTTTATATCTGTCTAAAATCTTTTTTATGCCAAACCTTTCTTCCTTAGGCACTTTCCCGCCATCACGGGCCTGAGTGAACATTGAAGAACTAACCTTCTTTAATTCGTAAGCAAGATGCATATCTAATTCTTCTACCGTATACTCTTCAAGCTTTGACTGATAAGATTCAATAACCTCTTCAGAAAGCATATTGGCGTACTCGGCAATAACAGCCTCTTTGGACTGATTTTCGATATCCTTCTTATAAGTCCTTAAATTGTTAACTTCTTCAGTAAGCTGCTCATTTTCCGCTTGCAGGGCCGAATATTGAGCTTTGGCATTTTCTGTCTCTATCTTTAAAGTGGAAACTTCATTATTAAGCTCTTCATTTTTGATGCCAAATTCTGCGCACTCTGCCGCATTCTTTTCAGCATTAACTAAATTTTCATTTAATAATTCATAATTCCCACCATTTAACTGTTGGAGAGAATCAAGAATCGACTTCTCTTGTTCAGTAACATCAACAATGTAAACTCTTACATGGTCACCAATTTCAATAGAATCAGATTCATCATTTTTGGAATAATAGATTCTCTCATATGTACAAGACTCAATGTTGAAGGCAATTGCATAATCATCATAAATATCACAAATTGAATATCCAACTGTCCAATTGCCTTCTTCATTATATTCGGGATTTAAAAGCTCCCAAATATATCTGTATTTTTGATCGTCAGAAAGTTTAAAATTAATCTGCATTTCCGATCTTTCCTCCAATTTACTATACTCTTTTATTTTTCGAATCGCATTATCAATAGTATCTTGCAAAGCAAAGAAGGAGGCACCTTCAAAACAAGGCTCGACCTCATCTCCTAATACCTGTAGCCCTAGAAAACAGCCCTTATCAAAAACGATATACTTCTGTCCTTGAAATATCGCTGCGTGATACTTTAATGAATGTTCATATAACTCCATGGATAAGCTTTTTCCTGCTATCTGCCGAGCCTCAGGATATAGGGCGGTATACATATATACGTCAGAGCAAGCATACGTTCGCTCTACTCCGTCCTCATCTATATGATTTTCCCACGCAAAATTGTTTGCTTCTGGCACTATACCATAAATTCGCCCTTCGTCACGACTATTGCCATGATCAGTATAATCTCCATCTTCAAAAATTCCCTTAATAGGAACATAATGAAGACTATTAATTAACATCTCCGCAAATTCATCCGTAATATAAGTACCGTTTCTATTCGGCCCCTTATAAAAAATGCGACACCGAATTTTTGTTAATATATCGTTAACAGGTTTTGCTTCCCCGTAAATGCTGATCGGAAACTCTAATATTGATGTATTCATTCGGAGTCCCCCTGATGGTCTAACGATTCTTCATTTTGAATTGTTTTTTTTGCTTTATCTTCTGGCTTCTTCTCCGGCGCGCCTACTTTACCAGAAGACTCTGTGTAGGAAGAAGACAGAGGAATTAACTTTTCTTTTAGATCCAAAGTTGTATTTTCTAAGTCTTTAATGCTTATAAGTTCAAGCTGATTTAATCCCATACCCAATGCCGGTAGAAGTAAACTATATCCGCTTTGCGCCAACTTCATTGAATCCGTAATAAAATCACTTCTAGTATATTCTGTTAAAGGTAATAGACTATATCTAAAACTTAGACTTCCGTTTCCAAATAGATTATTTATAATATAGGTAATAAAACGAGAATATTTATTGCCCAATATCATCATTAAGGAAAGGTCGTTTTTAATAGATAACATTAAAGATTGGCTGCCTGTGGGTGCAAAGAGTTGAGAACTTACGCCTGCATTAGCATATACATTCTGTAACATTTTTTCAAGTGCATTTGATACACTTTCTGAAGCTGTTTTAGATATAATTGCATCTACATCGCCATAAGTGGTTAAAACAGAAAGATTCTTATTCCCTTTCATCATACCTACTGCACCCTTATGCATCTCAAGAACTTCATCAGGCTCAAATAAAAGTTGCCCATCAGAAAGATGAGGGATTTTTTGAACGATAATCTTTCTGATTTCCTCTTCTTCTCTATCTCGTTCTGTATCTACAGAATCATCATATTGAATAGTTGAAGGAATTATATCTAAAAAAAGTGGGCGGCAATCATCTAAAAAACTAAAACAAACGCCGATTTCTGCTGGCAAGAACACCCAAGGAGTGCTAATCCTTCCTTTCTTATACTTTTTATAATAATCAGAAATAGTCTTAGGGTAGGTTCTTAAAGCTTCCTTCTTGTCTTCTTCATCAAGAATAGTATCAAAATAATTTACATTAAACTCTACTATTTCGTTTCCATATACGTCTTTAAATCTTGAACGAGTATAGGGAATCGGTAAGTCAAGAATGACACACTCATCTTTATTTAAAGTATGAAGTATACCATAATAACTACCATAAATCAAAATTTTCAAAGTGATCTTAGTTAATAACTCTGGAAGGCTTAAGTTTTCTAAATATTCTAGCACCGCCCTATACTTTTTAGCTTGACTTTTGGAGAGTGAGCTACCAGAACTTGGATTAGGAATTAATAGTCCAGTATAGGTTAAAAGCGTTGCATAATATAAAAGAATTCTTTTGTAAAATCCGTTTTTATCATAATAAGCGCGAGAAAGTTCTTGCTGAGAACTTAAAGAAGAAGACTTTAAAATATCTTCGACCTCTTTATCCGAAAACTCTCTATAACTTCTATTATAAAAAATGTCAAACCTGTTCCAAGAAGAGTCATTTTTTGCGACAAGACCGGCTTGAAATTTTTGAAAGGCAAATAAATCATATGTTTTTTCTTTCATTTTACGTCCCTTCTGTATAAAAAATAAGTTTCCGCCCGTTCAGTCTAGAAAAGCGTTTTTGCTTTTGATAAGCCGCTTCTTCTAATTCTTTAATTCTCCATTGACCATAAGCAAAAGCAGAGTACTTATCCTTAGGGAAACGAGAATTAATTTGTTCTATTGCTATATCTATTCCAGTTTTCTTCAAACGAAGATTGGCCATTTCATCAAATAACTTTGTTGTGAGCTCATGTGGCATAAGGCGCTTAATTCGTTTTTCAAATGGCATCTTCGCGCCTTGTTTAGTATTAAGTAGAGCCGCCCGGGCCTCTTGCTCTGAAATAAGAAATCTAACCATCCCACTATTTAGACGAGTATAAGCATTACCATGAATTTTCGGGTTATTTTGCCCATTGGCCTTTAAAGAATAAAGAATTTGAGGGGCGTCTTTGGGTTGAATTTTTTTATAATCATCGTTATTAAAAAACCCATAGGCCGGATAGGTTTCCCCAAATTCATCAGTCTGCTCACGTATCATTTGGTCTCCCAATCCAATACCTAGGCCATTTGTGTCTATGACTACTTCACGAGGATTATAGTCTCTAATTAATCTTTTTAATTCTATCGCTTGCTGATCGAAGGATTTAGTATCTGCTTGCCGTCCAATAACAAAAAGATTAACCAGTGTCGAATAAAATTTATTATCTCGAACATTAACCCTAAATATACAAGCTACAGTTTGGTCCGATAATCGTCCTACGTCTGTCGCTATTAAGTAAAAAACATTAGAATCTCCTCTAAATTTTTGCTTCCATTCTGGATTTTTAATTTTTCGATATTTTGAAAGCTTTTCAAAATTAAACCAAGATTCTTCAGAACCTCCAAGCCATACGCCCATATATTCACTAGCAAAAGTAGCTTCATTATAAGAAGGCGACATTTTAAGTTCGCGCACATACTTCCCA